CCCAGCTGACCCCGACCCCCCTGTGGCCCCCCGAGGACGGGCCCGACTCCCGCGTTGGTTGGCGTGGCCGTCCCGACCCATCGTGCTCCCCTCCGGACCCCCCCTGGCAGCCCGACCTCCTCGGGTAGTCCAGGTGGAGGATGGGTTGGAATTGCGCCCGATGCCTCCTGCTGCCCCGCCTGGAAGCGGATCCTCCTCGTTATACCGGCTTCCGACTCCAACCCCAGCCGATGCTCCCCCGCCCCCCCCTCGACCGGTCGTTCGCCTCCCTCCTCCCCCGCCAGCCGTCCCTCCGGCGCCCCCTGTGTACATCCCCCCCCCAGCTGCCCCGCCCATGATAACACCGAATTGGCTACGCTACGTCTTGGTCCCGTTACGCTACCAGACCGTTCTGGACTGGCGACAGGCGGTGATGACACTGCCTCACCCAGGCCGCTACCTCAATCTCAATCGGGCCCAGAGCTGCGTTTGGGATGTCCTGTCTGAGGCTTTGGACCTCCCCACCGAACGCGTCTTTGCCACGTGGATGGCCAACCAGTCTCCGGCCAATCGGGCCATTTACGCCCAGTCCACTGTGCCTGTTGAGCGGATACCCGCTCTGGTGGCGTTCTTCCGGATTGGCCTCACGCTGCGCCCCGCTCGCCTAGTTAACCCACCGGCTGGCCCACCTCTGGCTGAGTACGATGCTTCTGAGGCCCCCCGCCTGGACATTCCCGCTTCCCCTGGCTGGCCTTCCATCACAGCATACATACACCCTATGCCTGGTGGGACCCTCCACATCACCACCCACGGGACTGCCTCTGCCATGCCCACCAACCTGATGACGGTGCAGGGGCAGCTCATTGGGCTGACCTCGCGCTCGGTGCCTGCCGGGGACATTCATGCGGTCGTCAATATCCCCAACCAGAATCTATGGGCCAAGGCGTATCAGAACCTACGTGACGGCTACGGCCGTGCCGCCCCCAGCACTGACCCCGCACTTGCCGCCCTTGTGCCTCACCGCTCCCAGCTCGTCCGCCTGCCATCTCGCCCAGTTCAGCCGCATGTCTTCGAGTATGAGTTTACGTTCGCCGACGTGCAGTTGGCTCGCCAACTTGCCTCCGACTATAAGGCCTTCCCTCAGCAGCTGGGCATCAATGAGACCAACCCGTACACCGTTGCCCAGTGTCTCAGTAGCCTCATGAAGAGGGTCGAGTCCGACTATCGGCGCCCGGGCCATACTCCTCGCCGTGTGCGAATCCACTTTCTGGGCGGCGTGCCTGGCTCTGGCAAGACTACCGCCCTGGTCGCCCACCTGCAAGCCATGCACGCGCAACGTCCCTTTGATGCCACTAGTCTGCGATTCCACACCTGGGCTCATGCCCTTCGTGACCCTATTCAGGCGGCGATGCTTGGCGTGTTCCCGTTCCTGCACCCGGTCAACTTCGCGACCTATGGCAACATCTATGTGCAGTATTTTGGCGGGACACTCGTGCTGGACGACGCCACACTCCTCCACGCTGGATCGGTGCCCCTGATGGCGCTTACCAATACCCAGATTACGGACCTGGTGATTACTGCCGACACGGCCCAGAATCGCCTAACCATTGGGTCCCCTGATGCGGTGACTAGACCTGCCATCTCCACGGCGGAGTGGCTCGCGCCGTTCAACCTGCATTATGCCACCCGGACATTGAGGTTTAGCGCTGAGATTTGCGAATTGTTCGGCCTCCCCCCCCCTGTGTACCCTGCCGGCATGCCCCCGCGTCACGGCTCGGTCTATGTGACCAGCGCCGCACCTGAGGGCGTGTTAAATTTAGTCGTCAGTCCCCGCTTCGAGAACACTCTCGCGAGCTCCGGAGTGAGGGCCGCCACATTCCAGAGTTGCCAGGGCCACACCGCTGAGGGCGACATTGCTATTGACCTCGGCGGACTCACCAGTACCACGCCTGACCATGCCTTCTGGACAGCTCTCACTAGGGCTACCGGGAACATTTTCCTCGTGTTGGGCTCCAGTCTCCCCGTCACCCCCACGCTGGACGAGACCACTTTCGCCAGGAGCTCTATCCTGTCGGCGATTATGGCCGTCTCGGCACGGTGGCAGGTGACCCGCCTGACTGCCGCCGCTGACCCTGACCGCCTGATCGCTCGCGCTGTCCAGGCCCACCTGGCCAGAAGCGTAGGGCCAGCTGCCGCCTTCTCCCTCGGCTTGCCTGCTCCGAGTCCCATGGTCGGCACTTACGTGCGGGCTGACATCCGTGCCCGCTGGTTGGAACGACCACGCGACGGCTCCGGTGATTTTTTCACCGCTCGTACCCAGCGGGCCATTGAGGAGCTTGGCAAGACGCGTGGCTCTCCCGCTTTCTCTGCGCACCGTTCCTCCCAGTCCCATCGACGAGGCGATATCGGCCATCTCCTCAGGCTGTACTACCCGATTTGTGGCGATACGGACCTGCGTGCAGAGTCTACTGGCTACACGCTGCCTCCTTTACCTGAGCTTGGCCGCTGGCACGATCCGAGTTACACTTTCCAGCCTGAGGTCAGTGAGGATCACCGGGAACTCCACTCTTCGGGCCACCCCACGCGGGTCCATATCCAGGATGGCCCTGCCGGGTGGCAACACCACTATGGCAATGACCGCATCCTGGAACGGATTTCCATCAAGCGCCGCATCAAGATCGGTGATGACACAGGGCCAGCAACTCGACAGGAGCGTCGCCGTGCGGCGTTACTCCTAAAGGGCCTCCGCAAGTTCGTTGACTTCGGTCGCCTGAACGAGCATACATTCGCCCCGGCAGAGTTTGAACGCATTGCCAGCCGCGCCATTGCCTCCTGGACCTCTAGCCGCACCGGGGCCGCAATCGCCAGCTCTATCGGGAAGTATGACAAACGCCTCGATGACCCTTACTGCTCTGTGGGCCTGTTTGTGAAGCAGCAGCTGGTCAAGAAACTCCCCGCCTATGGCAGGACCGCCAAGGCCGCACAGATCGTCTCCGAATTCGTCGGCACGAAGTTGTTTGCGGACGCCCCCTGGGCCACCTATGTCGAGAAGATGACCTTACGCTACCTGCGCCCCTCGACCTACCTGCACTGCCGTATGTCCCCGGATGACCTTTCTACTTGGTACCGCCGGCACTGGCGACGTGGACCCTCCACCGCCAACGATTACACTGCGTGGGATTCGGGCTGCGACAAGGCCACTGTCCTTGCCCTGGTGGAGTACTTCCGGCGCTTGGGCCTCCCGGAGCCTGTGGTGCAACGATACCTGCGTGATCGCACCCACGTCACCAGCTTCCTAGGGCCTCACATGACCAAGCAGGAATCCGGGGACCGCTGGACTTGGCTAGCTAACACGATTGTCAATATGATGATCACTGGGGCCTCCCTGGCCTGCCCCCCCGGCACACCCGCCGCCTTCAGCGGAGATGATAGTATTGTCCTCGGCACCTGGAGACGTCCGGCTGACTACACCCGAGAGCTGGTCTCCATGACCCCAAAGCTGGAGTTTGGCGACCGCCTGGAATTCTGCGGGTACCTGTTCGGCGGCGACGATGTCTACATTCAACCGAAGGTTATCCGTCTTCGGGCGGCTTGCGGACTTGCCTTGGGCCGGAACGACATCGACTACTGGCGCTCAATCGGGGACGCCATTGCGGAGTGCTCTGCCCGTGGCGACCACGTCGACCCGGAGCTACGCATGGCCGAATGGTATCGACGCTACGCCATCCAGATCTTCGGCCTGTCTTTGTGATTTCCCGTCCGCAATGACCCTAAACTAGACATAGTGTTCAGCACTCTAACCTGGCATCCTAGCTAAACTGGCCCACCTGTAATGGGTGCATATGGTGTCCGCAATCCCTTGAGCCGGGAATCAATTGCGGGCTGATCGCGGTGATCGAGGAAACCGTGCAAAATGGGGCCCCTGCTTGCCCCACACGGCAATCTCGAGCTAAGGGACCTCAACTCCCAAAATTCCCTGCGTCTGGCTGGGCATGCCGCTGCCCAGCCACCGTGTACAGCCTGAGGCGCTGTGCTGTGTACAGACTGCAACGCGACGGGCACACTCTCTTTAATGTCCGCCTGAAAGGAACAGTCGGCCCCCAACGAAAGACGGGATCAAGGCGAAACCTTCCCACCCCCATTCACCACCATTTCTTCCAACAGCACCTCCGAATCCCTGCCCCACCCCGTCCCCCACGATGTTGACCTCCCCTTTGCTGCCCTCTTTTCCTGGCTTCTGTTATTTGTTTCTTTTCCGGAATGGAATGCAGGATTCTGCTGGCAGGGCTCTGGGTCCGTTGGCAACCCCTGCGCTTTTGGGGCGCTATTTGGCCGACCATCCTGACGCGCTTGCTGATGACGCGCGTTTCCGAGCCGAGCTTCGCGCAGGTCCAGCCGGCGGCCCCCTGGTGCACCTTACGCCCTGCACCTCTGGCCTTGCCCCCCGGGCCTTGATTTCTGCGTTTTCGCCCGGCGTCCCCTTCGGCCTGGGCAACAACCCGAATGATAACCAATCCTCCCTGGTTAGCCCCCCCTCAGCCCCCCCCGACCCTATGCAGGTCGCACCTCCGTCTGACTCCTTGGCTCGCACGGTGATTCTTGCCGGCACTATTGGCGCGTCTGAAGTCGTTACGTTCTCACCCACTGGCGACCGCACTTTGCAGATCATCACTTATCTGTTTGAGAGTGTGGTCATCTCTGGCCTGCGGATCGACGTGTTTTTACCCACCGGCAAGATGTGGCTAGCGACCGCCGCTACCACCTCCACGACCCCGCCTGCTGACTTTCACTTCGTTCCGGTGTATCAGGAGTTTGGCGGCTCCGACCTTGGCCCTACCAGTCACGCCTGGGAATTTGAGTACGGCTCCTTTGGCCGGCAGATCAAGACCACCCCGGTCGGCAATCTCCCTCCTCAGTTCCATTTCAAACTGAACGGCGCTTCCACCAGCGCCACTGCCAAGGTTCGCATCGCCCTGCACTTGCAGCTGGCCGGCGCCGGGATCCTGCCTGCCATTAGCTTCACCGACATGAAGCTTCCCGTCGCGCGTTCTAGCGGCCAGGCGGCCGTCGGCTCCGTTGCCGAGACGCTCATGACAGTGAAGTAGGACGGTCTGCCGGGCCTCCAGGCCGGGCCTGGCACGCTAAACAGGCCTGCCATTGTGCGCAACCTGCACCTTATGGTGCCCACTCTCGCTGCTGACTCCCTGCCCATTCCTGAGTCCTCTTTGCGTCGCATTGTCTCTCTGGTTGAAGCCCCTGCCGGCCTCCCACCGAGCGTCTTGCCACCCGATGAGCATTTCGTCAAAATGCCTCTTCCCCCCCCTGCTGATTCCTTATCCCCTTCCCCCCCCCTTTCACCCCCTGCCCCACCTAGCCCTGGTTCGGCGTCTGATTCTAGCGACGAGTCTGACGCGGAACTTTCTGGGCCCCCCACTCACTGGGAGTTCACTGCTGGAAGGCACCGCAAGCCCTTTGATGCCGAGGGCCCCACCGTCATTGCCGTGTACCACCACCAACTCTACGACCTCCGACTCCAGATCTCCCCCGATGAGATTCGTACCTCTTACGAAGCTCTCGCTTACCTCGAGATCATTGACAATCCCCGTCGGGTGTCGGTCAACGCCAAACGCGAGATTGGTGACCAGATCTTGGTCCGCTTCCCTGTCGCCAAGCTGCGCTCCGACAATGGCGAACCACACCTCTGGCATGGCATCTTCGGTGACCTTGCGTTCCATCCGTCCGACGAACCCCCCAACACCCCCCCCCCACACCCCTTTCACATTTTATTTGTGCAACCCCCTAGGGCTGACAGTTGACCCAGCCCGCACCACTCACTTATTTTCTTTCCCCCCCCTGCTGATTCCTTATCCCCTTCCCCCCCCCTTTC